GTAGTACATGTGAGATTGAACATAAAAAAACCTTACCATACACATGCAAATGTGGGGTCAAATCAAGCTACAGATGTTGTTATAAATGTAAGCAAGGTATAAGTCTAGTAATATTTTAATATATGATACAGTTTTTATAAAACGTTATCATATATGAACTTGTTGTATTTTTTAGTACTCCCGAACTGTAAAGAGTGTATTCATTATATACCTCACCCGATCCGCCGAGCCAACTTTTGGCGATGTGGTAAGTTCAACAAATTCGCGGAGACATGTAGAGAGACGAGTCTGTGCGGCTTAAACGGTACTCATTTTGAACACGTAGTCTAATTTTAATATATTAAGCTATTTAAAAAAAATATCAAAAACCATAAATATAATTTAAAATAAACGTTAATATTATAGCAAAATGAAAGATTATTCTAAAGGCAAGATTTACCGACTCATTTGCAATACAACTGATAAACAATATATTGGGTCTACAGTTCAGCTGCTGTCCCAACGGCTGGGGCTTCATAAGTCAATTTTCAAACGATTTATAGCAGGTAAATCAACCCAAGCACTTACGTCTTTTGATATTTTGTCTGAAAATAACTATTCAATTGTATTGATTGAAGAGTATCCATGCAACAATAGTGATGAACTTATGAGGCGAGAACGGTATTTCATAGAGACAATGCCCTGCGTCAATAAGAATAAACCCGTCCAAACCCAAGAAGAGAAGGATTCCTATAAAATAAAATATAGAGAAGATTCGGGCCATTTAATAAAAATGATACAGTACCAAACAAAGTACCGACAAAAAAATCTGGAGAAGTCGAGAGCCAATACGGTGTGTTCTTGTCGAGGACATTTCCAGCACAAGAACAAACTCTCTCATTTCAAAAGCATCAGGCATACTCGCTGGGCTTCAACGACTCCCGAAATCCCTTGAAGAACTTCTTGTCCCTATTTGGTTCATCCATGTGGATGATGAGGGGTACGAACTTCGTATCTGTGGCATATTCATACATTGCCATCAACTGTTCTTTTGTCATCCCCATGCCGAACTCGCTTAATACCATGGATAACTCGCGTTTTCCGCTTCCGAGTCTCAAAATAATCATATAGGTACTGTTCTTGCGGATCATGGTGGGAATCGCATGATAAGACTGCGAGATGAAAATGCACGATACTCCGCACTTGCGACCACGGATATATATATTTTCAACTACGGAAAGGTCTTTGGATAAAACGAGGTCGTCATACACGATGAGATGGTTGAGGTCTTTGTCAAACTTGTTGATGTCGGGGGTGGATGATAAACCTTCTTTGATAGAAATTTGAGGTGATTTTAATTTCAAAAAATTATATAATGGCTCGTCCGCATGCTTTGTGATGATACAGATAGATGCGAACGTTCCCTTTCCCTTGCTAAATAGGTGAATTAAGTTCAATAAAAAATTAGTTTTACCACTGCCACTAGGGGCTATGATACACGCGCGGAAAGGAAGGTCGAGACCATGGTCTCCCTTATTGGGGTTGAATGTTTTTGGAAGGAGATCCTTTGGCATCTTCTCATAGTAGTTTACGATTGCCATATATTATATTAGGATATATTATATGTCGATTCAACCACCAGATAATGCTGTAACTGCAGCCAACTGTTTATGTCCCATCTACAATGAGACCTGTATGACACCAGTAGTGGTACAATCGGGGGCAATCATCTACGATAATCTGGTGAAGTGGCCAGTTGAAACACGTACAGAGACATTCCAAAATGTAGCGTTCAATTCCACGCTAAAGGACTCGACGGGGTCTGTAGGCACCCCAGGCTTCTTTTTGACATCGGTCGGGTCAAATCTGCTCTGGCAGTATCGACCGCCACCAGTTCAAACCTTGCTGTCGACACAATTCATCAACTATACCAATCAAACTGTGAATACGCCGATTCAACTCACAGGAATACCAGCCAACAGTGTTCAAATGACAGTGACGCTGTTCGGCGGAGGCGGCATGGCCTCTCAAGTCCCGAATGTCGCGGTTACAGACCAATACCCCGTATCTATATTTGGAGGTGGTGGTAGCGGGGCATGCCAGCAATATTCGTCAATTCCAGTAAATCCCTCTTCCACTTATTTTTACCAGTTCAATACCAGTACTACAGCTGGGACTGGAATGACCATGGTTTTCAAAAATGGTATTAACACAACGATTGGCTCAGCGGGAGGTGGTCAGCGGTCTCCATCACAAGGGGCCAGTATCGGAAGTGCTCTACCTGGAGGCGCTGGCGGAGTAACAACAAATAATGCAATCTATTATTCAACCGATTTCGTTGGAACACCAGGACAGGCAGGGTCGGTTTTCGCTGCGCCAAATGTAACCACAACTTATCTTGGTCCACAGCCTGTGACGAATGTGTTTCAGATTCAAGGAGGTGCTGGCAATGGAAACAATGTATGTACGTCGGGTTCTTACTCAAATGTGGTCGTTCAATACAATGGAACCTTCGCCTCGCCGTCAATTCAAACGTATCTCAACCAGCAACCTCAACCAGCAGGGGTCCTATTTCAAATCTATGGTATTGTATAAATATTATATAGGATTATACTATATGATCAGTTTTCCATCTAACAATTATCCAGCAATCGAGCGGCCATGCGCACCTTATAATGAGACTGATTTTATTGAAACACCATCCTTCACGCCGTCTGAAATCGTTCTTGCTGATTACGTCAGTTATCCAACAGCCCAAGGCACAGAAGTGTTTGATACCGTCAAGATTTCTCAAATTGCGGACAGCGTAGGTAGTTATGGTACGGACCAACAGGTTTTTCAAGGGACGGTTCAGAGCAAAGTAAAATGGGCTACATTAGCAAACCAATCTGAGACATTTCAAACAGATGTCTACACGTCGTCGCAATATCAAGGATTGTTCGACATCACATGCCCAGCGAATACAACCCGCGTTGATTTGTATGCTATTTCCCAAGGAGGTATCGCGAGTGCTTCGGGACCCAAATATATTTACTTAATTTACCAAGAAATTTCAGCTAAAATCAGTATATTTGGTCCGGGGACTGGTGCATCGGGGACGGCTGTAAGCATGCTGAACTTACCCGCACAAGAAGGCGTGTGTTTTCGAGGGCAGTTTCAGACAAGCGGTCCTTATCTAAGTGTGGCTTCATCTCTCTTTTCGGTAATTGACAACCAAAACATTACGATAGCAGAGACGTTTGCGGGGAATTGGGCTGGAGACCCAAACATCGGCGATGGCGAAATATACCCCGGCAACGGGTACGTAGGCTTCCCCAGAGAAGCAGGAGGTGGATCTATTAAAAATCTTACAGGCAATCTTCTCACAATTATGCCCGGTACAGACGGCGTGTACGGCACAAGATTTGACTGGGACTACCCTATAGATGGCTCTTATCATCCTAACCCACCTGCAGACCAAACACCGTCTTTGAATCAAGCGTTTCCATTTACAGATAATTTCGGGCGACCGTTCGGCAGCGGGGGTTATTTCGTCAATCTCTACGTCAATGGCAATGAACCAGGTTACCTACATGCAGATGCAATTCCTCCGAACGATGCTGCCATCATTGCTATCAGCTACATCAATACTTAACGAATGAATAAATATATTCATACATAGTATATGTCAGATCAGCCACCACCAACATGCGTGTGTCCCGTATTCAATTCCGAGTGCTTTGAAGTCCCAACGGATGTAGAGCCATATAACTACGACACGATATACCTTAAGTTCCCGTCAGCTCAACCTGGAGAGATAATGTCCGCAACGAGCATGCCGCAAACAATATTCGACGGGTCGGGGAATATCCCGCAACAGTTCGCCTATTTAACCAGCACGGGAACCGCTACCCGCTGGGCGTTCTACGGCAACAATTTAGGCATCGTATCTCTAACTCGAAATACTGGATTTCCAGTCGGTGTTCAAACACCCGTGGTATTACCTGAAGGAACTTCTTTTGTGGATGTATTTGTGTGTGGCTACGGAGGGTTCTCTCAGCAACCACCGCCCTATTTTACAACGACGGGTCAAATTTTTAATGTAGCCGAGAACGGCACATGGGGCTCTGGTGCTGTTGTCTATTTTCCGCGGATGCCCGTTCAACAGTTCTCAGTGCTTCTTACAAACAATGAGGTTCATTTATATATCAACAATGTTGAATTCGTGAATACATCGGCGGGGAACGCGCCAACCAATGGCGTTGCTTTGAATCCAGTGCTTACTGCGGGTACAGGGGGAACAGCAGGACGTTACAGTCTTCTTTCAACCCAATATACTTACTTGGTTTCAGCTGGGCAAGTCGGTAAAAACGGACGTATTCTTAGCATCCCATTAAACACGCCCACCACAACACAAGTCATTTCTAATTATATCACAGGAAATCTAACAAACACACAGTTTAACTCGACCCAAGGTATTACGAATCTCGCAAGTACAGGAAACTCTGGGTCACTCACTTACAATTTCCCTACGGCAGCAGGTATAGTCTATACACAACAACAAAACCCTGGTGGTGTTCTTTTTAGGTGTTATGCTTATTAAAAATAAAATAACAGGAGTAATATATATGGCCACAACATTAGATGTATCGAATTCTCTCGACCAGTATATCATCAACGGAGCAGTCAATCCAATTCTCAATTTGATTCGGGGTCAAACGTATGAGTTCGTCATCAATGCTTTAGGACAACCATTTTGGATCCAAACGAGCCTTCCGTACAACGCAGCCGATGTATATTCAAGTGGAATCACGAACAATGGTTCGGATCTCGCGACGCTGACCTTTGTCGTTCCAATGGATGCTCCCAATCAATTGTATTATGTGAGCCAATTCACGCCGACGATGAACGGGGCAATCTACATCAGTGATGAACCAACACCGTTGCCGAACAATGGGTTCTCAACCATAACATATCAACCGAACACGGCTGTCATCTTTGAGTCTACGGATACATTGAATCGGGTTGAAACCAGCCAACTTGGAGTCAGTTTTAACCAAAATCTGCTCGGCGGTCAGCACAACCTTGAAATCAACGGGTTAGGTATCTCCTACAATGATGTAGGGACAACATGGCCTCATCTACAGGCAAAGGTCGCAGCAATTCAAGCGGTCACTTCGACTGATTCGGCAACCAAACTCGTGTTGAATAATAGTCTTCAAGTCCAGAATACGGAAGGCAGCATAGTTCCAACTGAATATATCAACATAACGCCTACTTCAATCTCGTCAGTGTCTGGCATTGACATGACAAGCAATACTTTTTTGAAAGGACCGACTCCCTCGGGGGCTGACCTTCAGGAACTGGCGACGGTAGGATACGTCCAAAGCAATGTACCTCCATCGACGTGGGTTGGAACGGCAGCAACAAACCTAAATATGAATGGTTTTAATATAACCTCACAATCTGCGATGACGATTGGAGTCCAAGAGAAAATAACGAACATGGTAGGCATCGTTAAAATACCGAATGATTTAATTGTCGGCGATCCATTGGATAATGAAACGGTAAGGATATACGGCGGACAAGGCGGTTCTTCGTTTAATACAACGACTCAAAATAATATACAATTAAATCTTGGGACGCGCGAAAGAAATGCTTTATATGTGGCCTTCATTTTACCGACTACAACAGGGGCAAGTACAATGACGCTACCATCTTGTCTAAATTCGTATTCGGTTAAAGTTGTAAATAATAGTCCATATACGTGGAACATCATGGGCCAAATCGGGGAGCCAATCATTCAAGGTCAGGGAGGCTTCGGGCGTTTCAATCCTCAAAGTGTTGCCATTACTGGATTTCAAACGCTTACCTTTTTACAGGTAAATAATATAGCTGGAAAAGCAAATATTTGCGATTCTCAATTTATAACGGGTACAGCCTCCTCTTTCCCATCTGTACAGTGCGGTTTCTATGACACGGGCAATTCAGCCATTGCTATAAACTTCGGGACACAATCCTCTGGTGCCGTGAATGTCGGGAGAACAGGACAAACAACCAATCTTCTCGGTAATGTTCAATTCAATAGTTTGCCTGGAACTGCAGGACAGTTTTTAACGAGCAATGGAGCAGGAACATCCCCAACTTGGGTGACATCTGCTGGAGGACCAACAGGACCTCAAGGCATCCAAGGTGAGACGGGACCAACAGGACCTCAAGGCATCCAAGGCGAGACGGGACCAACAGGACCTCAAGGCATCCAAGGTGAGACGGGACCAACAGGACCTCAAGGCATCCAAGGCGAGACGGGACCAACAGGACCTCAAGGCATCCAAGGTGAGACGGGACCAACAGGACCTCAAGGTGCAGATGGTTTTTCAAGTAATTTATACAATTACCGAGCAGATGAGCAACTTACAGGAATACCACAAGTTGGGCATCTCTTCTGGGATACAGCAACACAAGTATCGGCAACAACTATCACATTCAGTCATATCACACAAAATGGAAATGATATTGATTTATTTCTATCAGTGTTAAAATCAGGTGATAGTTTAGTGATTCAAGACCAAAATAACTCCGACAATTTTCAGCGATGGATTGTAAGCGGAACGCCAACCGTCGTACCAAATAGTTATGTCGTTGTTCCAGTGACTTTCATTAGTAGTGGTGGCACTGCTCAATTTGCTCAAAATCATCAAGTTATCGCTATCATTCAAAATGTAGGTCTCCCAGGTCCAGCAGGTCCAACAGGTCCAACAGGTGCGGATTCAACTGTTGCAGGGCCGACAGGTGAAACAGGCCCAACAGGTCCAGCAGGTCCAGCAGGTCCAACTGGTCCTCAAGGTCCAATCGGCGCAACGGGGGCAACGGGGGCAACGGGTGCAACTGGTGCAACTGGTCCAACGGGTGATGCTGGTGCTACTGGTGCAACTGGTGCAACTGGTGCAACTGGTGCAGATGCCGCTGATAACCCAAAGTTTGCGGCAATTGTATCACCTCCCGATCCTTCCTTTTTAAGTGTAGTTAATAAGCTTATAGTCAGTGATGTGGGTACTCCTCCAGCGAGTTCTACAATCGGTCTAATTTCCTCTGATACCAGTGGCTCTATTAGTATTGTCCATGATGATATGGACGGTAACATATTGGCTTGGGGTGCTACTGTACGAGAGACCGATGTGATAGTTTCTTCCAATACTGGTGAGACCATTTCTTTGGTTTACGTCCATAACAATGTACCATATCTACAAGTAAATAATACCACAGTTGATTTAGTTGGAGATACTGGATTCACAACTTTAAATATTGGCAATACTGGTATCCAAACAAATTTACAAGGGGATGTTCTTGTACCTAATTCGTTTGTAATCGAGGATGGAACAGACTCGTGGAGATTTTCGGGCGGTACCAGTGGAGGTATATATTCGGAAGTGTCCGAAAATAATATACAAACGAGACTCGGGTCAACACCGCAGAACTTTGTTTACTCAGCAGTAATATTATCAAATTCGACCGCAAGTACAATAACGCTCCCTAATGTTAAAAACGGATATTATGTCTATATTTTGAATAACTCATTATTTGACTGGAACGTCGCATCACAATCAGGTGAATTAATAGCACAAGGTATTGCCGCAAATGGTGTTTCATCCATTGTGATTAAGTCATATCAAACACTTGGATTCATACAATACGATAACGCCTTAGGGAAATTCAATTTATTGATTGGTGAAGTCATCGCTGGAACGGCAAGCACATTTCCTTCGATAATAACCCCTATTTTAGATTCATCAACTGCCCTTTCCGTTGGAGCAACAACTGCTCTTGGTGTTAATGTTGGGCGGTCAGGACAAACAACAGACCTCAAAGGTAACATTCAAATTAATTCCAGTTCGGGAACATCGGGTCAGGTGCTGACGAGTGCTGGGTCAGGATTACCTCCAACTTGGCAGGCTGCTGGTGGTGGTTCATCGCCTAAATTCATGTTTAGAAAACAACCATCGGGGCAATCTATACCGCACAACATTGCTACAATAGTCACTTTCAATAATCTTGTGTTGGATACAACCTCTGGACTAACATATAATGCAGGAGTATTCACAAACACGTCAGGCTCAACAATCACTGTTATGGTCTCCTTGAGTATTGGATTTCCACAAAATGCAACTGGAAGACGAACCGCATTTCTCAACTCATCCACCTTAGGATTTATGTCCTCAAGTGAGATTCAGGTGACAACCAACAATAGTACTATATTAACATGCACATCAATGTTGCCCGTAGAACCTGACGCAACATTTGATATCAAGGCGATGCAAACCAGCGGCGTAGCACTCGTTTTAACCACAGCAACCAATGTTCAAATTTTAGTTTTCTAATCGAATCAATACATTTTGATTCATTTCAATTTCATTTATTGGGACAAGTTTATCAGTCGGTATTCCATTAGGGTTGGCACTGTCAAACAAGGCACGATATTCCGCGATGATTTCTGCGAGAAAGGGCTCCCCCTCTTGATTACGATTCTCGACCTCTAAATCAAGGGTTGTGTTTATTCTCAACGCAAGTGTATAAAAACTGCGATACGATATGAGTTCATTATCGGATTTCTTTTGAAGTCCCAAATAGAGTTCAACCGATCCGATACATGAAACGATGAGAGAAAGCAAACACGTTATTACGGATACGATTTCTTGGGTGATGTAGGCATTCAACCCAACGCTGAACACACTGTTTATGGATGAAATGATGATGATAGGAATACGAAACCATTTGAGTTGTCCAACCAGTGTGTAGTATTCAGTACGGTGGTGGTTTGACATGAGCCCGGAGTTGTAGGATATTCTACGTAGGATTTCTTCTTGATCACTCGACCAAGTTTTTTTAAATGCATCTTCCATTTATATATAGTAGTATATATAAATGAATAAAATATTTGAAGATTCACAGGATTACACACCCCAAGCTAGAGAGATTGTAAGGCAATATGCTGATGAAATTGCTATTGGTGCGATTGTTTTGCGAACACCTGTAAGTGCTTTAGTAAAGTTGGGGTTGAAGGCAATATCGTTGGGTCAGTTTGATAATGATATTTTTCATTTATTTCTACAAGTCTATTTTCAATCGGGTAAATCTCTCTTGATTGAGAAGAATGCGGTGATTAATTTTATTCCTGCGCCAAATGTTCGTGCTGGTTCTGCTATGGAGAAGGTAGGCAATTGGTTTGAACTTTCATTTTCAAGTTTATTGGAAGGTGCGAAACGAGTGCTAGGTCCAAAGTATTTCACCTATGATGCAAAAAACAATAATTGTCAAGATTACATAATGGCAATATTGACAGGTTCAGGTCTAGGAACTCCTGAGAACTTCAAGTTTATTAAACAAGATACAAGAGGCATGTTTAAAGGATTGAAGAAGACACGAACAATTGTTAAGGGAATTACACGACTTGGTGGAATCGTTGACAGATTAATTCATGGAGTTGGCACAAATAAAATCTCTCACAATACTATAATGCCAAGAACAAAAGGAGGTAATGTCGAAGGAGAGCCAGTTTTACAAGCAGGAGGCGGACTCAGAAAGAAACGGATGAAAAAAATGACACACGAAATGATGGAAAGTCCTGCTGAGGAAATGGTAGAGCATGGAATGGGATTATATGCAGGTATGGGAGTAGTTCACCACCATCATCATTACCATGGCGAAGGTGTTGGCAAGTTTTTCAAGAAGGCTGGGAAACAGGCTGCCAAAGCAGTAGTCACTCATGCGTTGCCATATGCGGCAACAGCCGTTGGTACCAAGGCAGGAATGATGTTGGGTGGTCCTGCTGGAGCCCTTGTTGGTGCACAACTTGGTCATCAGCTTGGAAGCATGGGTGCAGATGAAGCCAACAAAGCAATCGGGGATGGATTGTATGCAGGTCGTGGTGTCCGTAAAGGTCGTTTCCCCAAAGGCTCACAGGAGGCTAAGGAATACATGCAAAAATTGCGTTCTATGCGGAAGTAAGCCTTGTCTACAGGTGGTTTTAAATTATTTACATCCATTCTTATATATTATATAATATATATGAAGACCTATAAAGAGATGTTTAATTCAACGTATGGATTTCCAAAAGGAACGTCTCATACTCTTGGAGAGGTATCAAAAATAACAGGATATAAACTATCAGGTCTTAAGGTAATATATTCGAAAGGAGAAGGAGCGTATTTTTCCTCATATCAATCTGTACGTCCTAGTGTTAAATCGCCAGAGCAATGGGCTATGGCACGTATATATTCCGCAGTCATGGGAGGTCGTGCCGCACGAATTGACGCCGCCCATTTAACCAAACGGGTACGGACTTCTCTTTAAGTATGATTCTTATTATATGTAGACCGATCGGTAGACCCAAAGGTTGCTTAATCTAAATTAAGATAGTCATTAACATATATTATAATATTAATCTATCGTTAAGCATATAATATTATATAAAGATTATAATATTTTATATGAAAGCCCTTTATAAAAAGCTTTTTATTACTATTAGTCTATGAAAATATTATAATATTAATATATATTATATGCTTAACGATAGATTAATATTATAATATACGTTAAGGGGAGCTACCTATGGGGTCTACAGCTGTCTCTACGGCTGGTCTACTAACATTATATCAACCGTAGATTAATATATTGGTATTTTAACATATGATATTAATATTTTGATTTAAAAATAAAATATGTATATAGTATATAATGGAATTATCTGAATACATCAAGCACAAGCGACCCACTTTGGCAGCCTCAAGTATTGTAACTTATGCATCCATACTACGGGGGTTGTACTACCGCGTTTTTAATTCTCGTGACATTGATTTTAAGAAATATGATGACTCCAAAACTATTCTAGAATATTTAAAGGACCTTGCTCCGAACAAGCGGAAAACAATTCTATCAGCTGTATATATCAT